GGATTACCTGTAAGATAGACATCTTGAGCACCCATAGCGACTAATTGCATTAAACCACCACCCATTTTATATTTTTATATAAGAAAAAAATTTTGAATTAAATTTAATAAACCTTTTAATAAACTTTTTAATAAAAAGTTTTATCAAAAAAAAATTATTATATTGTAAATTGTCTTATGTTGTTTTGGATTAACCTTTTTCTAAAAGGTTGTTTTGGATTAACCTTTTTCTAAAAGGTTGTTTTGGATTAACCTTTTTCCTTAAAAGGTTATTTTTGTCTAAACTTTTTTCTAAAAAGTTTTTTTAGAATTCTAACTTACATTTTCCCCTTTCAATATGTAAGAAATTATAATTAACACTATATATGTTTATTGGTATTCTATTATATTCTTCTAAATCATCTTTTATATAATATGTTCGTAATTGTAAGATTTTATCGTCAATTCTAGACATATTACATAATCCCGATGGTTGTTTATTTTGAGGATGTAAGCAAAAACTATATAAATAATATGTTCCATTAGGATCTTGATTTTCTTCCATACGACTTAATGAGGATCTATTTCCTAAATTATGTTCAAATGGCTGTATTAAATGAAAATATTCCCCATTTTGTTCATAGAATAAATCATTATTATTAAATATTATTTTTGCCTTATCTAATATATATTTATATGGCAATTTCCATATTACATATTTTGATAAAAAACTAAAATACAACTCTACATTATTATATATTCCATTTATTATTGTATCTTCTTGATGTTGTAATTGTTCTATCAATAAGTTATGTTTATTTTTTAAAAAATAATTCTTTTCCTCTTTATCTAAGTGAATATAATTTGCCGATAATACTGCCTTATTAAATGTTACACTACTAATTATATCATTTGCCATAAATATATCTGCCATACTATTTGTCTGCATTCTTATATTTACATCACTTCTATATAATGCTGCAATTGGAAAAGCCGATTGTGATTGTTTAGTAAAAAAGAATCGTAAGGGAATATATAATTGTACATTTCTATTAAACATTTTAGGTGTTACATATTTTAATTCTTCATTTATTTTATTTAATGTTTCATTATTATTAAATAAACTATTATATATCAAAAACCAATCTGTATTATGTTTTTCTACTACATATTCATCTATTTCAAATGATATTTGTTTTATTATTTTTGTCATATCTTCAGCAAGAGGTCTTATATAAAACTCTCCATTATAACTTGTACTATTATATGTATATGAATAATATAATTTATTATTAGTAACATATGTTAAATCTAATCTTTGTGTAGATTCATTATATAAGTTATTTTCAGATGTAGTTGTACCAATTTCATTTATCTTAAAATTACCAACATTTATATTTGTTAATGTATATACATAATTATATAAAAATAACTCTTGAACTCCAGCAGAATTATATTCATAAAATACACCTTTTTTTGTAGAAGCAAAAGTATTTTCGGTTATTGTTAAATCAAATACATCAGATACATTTAATTTAATATTTAAATTTAAATATATATCTTGAATCATATCGGCATGAATTGGTACATTAGCATATGTTTCCTTATTAAAATTTACTGGAGATTCAAAAATAATATCAATTAATTCTTTACTGTAATTACTATATGATCTAAAAACACTTTTAAAAAAAGATATTTGGGGATTGCCAACAAAAAATTCTGATTCTTTGCCTAAGTATTTCAATTGGATTAAACCTCCACCCATTTATATTAATTATATATAATTAAAATTTTAAATAAAACAATACCATTTTATTTAAAAATTAAAATCTATACTTGTTAATTGTCCACTTTTTATTGTATATAAATTATAATTTAATGAATATATATTCATACCACCTACTCCACTATTTACTTTACTATCTGGTAATAATATAATTTTACCTCTATTAATTATTAAATTATTATTTATTGAAGTTTTATGACAATAATATAATGTTGAATATATATCTAAATTATCTACAATTAATGTTTTATCTAAATAATTAAATCCAGAATAATAAAATAAATCGGGTATCTCTAAACCTTCTTCTAAATATGGTGCGGGATCTTCTGTTGTTATTATAATATCACAATTACTCATACTTAATCTATAATTAATTTTAGTATAAATAATAATATCTGGTGATTGATTTACTTCAGAAGTAAGTAAATCTGTTGTAACATAGAAATAATAATCCGTAAAAACACTAGTAATATTAAAATGAATAGTAGTATGAACTAAAAATGGTGAAACTTCAATATAAAACCCATTCATTGATTTTAAATTAATATAACCAGATAATTCTGACTTAAATAAAGAAAAAGGCATTAATAAAATTTCGGTATTATCATTTTTATTTATAAGTGTATTATTTTTTACATTTGTTTGTAAAAAATTTATATATTTTAAATGTTCTACGGAATAATTAAGTCGCAAATTATCTATATATACTTTTATATTATTAACATTACAGTTTTTAAAAATAAATAATAAGGATTTACAATAATCTTGAAATAATAAATCTATTCTATTAAGCATATCACCTCTTACAGATACATTTAATTCTATATTTTCCATATAATTTATACTTTCAACAAACCAGTAATTTGTTTCCAATTTTCTTCTATCTTGATTTTCTAATATAAAATAATTTCCAGTTAATACAATATCTTCTGCAAATACTGTATTATCAAGTATTTTATCAAAATATATTTTTACTCTTACAACTTCATTTCTTAATAAATATAAGGGTACATATGATGTTGATTTATGCAAAAAATGAAAATGTAATGGGATAAAATAAGTATTCATATTTGTGTTTTTTGTAAGTAAATCATATATTTTATATCGGTTTTCATCATAATATATATCATTATACAATTTCATAATATCGGGTGTTAAACTATCAATTAAAATATCAGATACATAAAAATCTATTTTTCTTATAAAATCTAATATATTATTATCTATACTTTTAGTTAATTTTATATATAAATATAATTCTCCTAATAAATCATAATTATTATTTGTTAATATAATATCAAAATTACTAGTTGTATTTATATTATAATTAATTTCTTCACCCATTTTTTCTGAAATTCTAATAAAATTACTATATGACCTAAAAACACTTCTAAAATATTTTATATCTGGATTTTTAGTAAATTTTTTATCTTCTGTACCAGAATATAACATCTTAATTATACCATTAGGCATATTTATATATTATTATATAATATTATTATATATGTTTAAATTTAGCAATTATACATTAAATAAATATACATTAAATACATTAAATAAATATAAAATAACTTATAGATATAAAATAACTTAGAGATATAACTATATTTATATATAAAATGTCTGATACCGAAAATTATTCTATCGATGCAACTGATTCTGGAGCATCTAAAACAGTTTCTGTTGAAGCCGGGCAAATTAGAAAAGGTGGTTATATTATGATAAAGGGAAAACCATGTAAGGTTAAAGATGTATCAGTATCTAAGACTGGTAAACATGGTCATGCCAAATGTAAATTTTCTGCGAGTGATATATTTACTGGAGCTACTTGTGAAGAATTATGTCCATCAACACATTCGATTGATGTTCCTATTGTATCAAAAAAAGATTGGATGATTCAAGGTCTTCAAGATGAAACATATGTGCTTTTAATGGATGATGATGGTGAAATGCGTGAAGATCTACAATTACCAAATGAGACTTATAAAACAGATGATGATATGAAAAATAGTGTATTAATAAAAGATTATTGTGAACAAGTAAATAATGGCGAAAATATTGATATATTTTGCACGGTTATTTCTGCGGTAGGTCAAGAGAAAATTACTGAGGTTCGTAAAAAAACAGTTATTTAATTATAATATATATCATATAATATAATATGTATGATGAATTAGGTGTTTTCTTTATTTTTTTTAATTTTCAGTTTATTTTTGATTTATATTATAAGTCATACCAATTAGATTTTTTGAAATCTATTGATACTGAAATAAATATGAATTATTTTTATATATTTAATGGTTTCCATTTTATACTTTTATTATTACATGTATTTGAAAAACATGTAAATATGTTATTTTTAGAACAACCAGTAAAACGCCATGTATATTATAATGTTTTTACTAAGATAAAAAATATGCCAAAACATTGGTTAGAACAAAATAGTGCTACAAAAATAGATTTTATTATTACATCGGCTCAAAATGCGTTTTATAATAAATATAACACATCTTTTGAATTATATGGTTCAATAATAAGAGTTATTATGAATACTTATATATTATATACTATTTATGATAAGTCTATTTATTTAATGATGGGTTATTTTACATTTTATTTATGGTTTTATAATTATATTATATTATCTAATAGAGAAATTGTAAAAAAAAATAATGCTTCTATAAATGAAATTACTTTAGTAAATAAGAATCTTTATTTAAATTATTTTAATTCTTGTATTGGTAATTTTCAAGATAAATATATAAATATAATTGATACAAATAATCTCAAAATAAATAATTATAATTTAAATAATAAATGTGTCGATCAAATATATTTTGGAACCTTACAAATATTCCAAAAATTATTAATGGTTATATTTATATATTTCTACATTAAAACAAATTGTATTAAAAAATGCTCTTTATTCCTATTGCCACTATATCAAACAACAATAACATTAGTATATCAGTTTGAATATATATTACATAATTATTACGGAATTATTAAACAAGATTTTAGTGTTTATGATAATTTTACTAATACATATCATATAGAAAAATATACTACTATTATTAAAGAATCTAGACCATTATATATAACATATGATATTAATTATAAGGATAAGAAGCCTTTAATATTAGATGAAAAAAAAGATATTAATAAGGATGATAAAATATTAATACAAGGACCATCGGGAATCGGAAAATCAACATTATGTAAAATAATTAGTGGATACTTTAAAAATTATACAAAAATAAATAATAATAGAGTCTTATATATTACGCAAAATATATACTTAAATTGTGAAAATAGAACATTATATAATGTTATTACTGAAAATGATTTTGAATTATATAAGGAGGAATCGTCATTATTTCATTATATAATAGAAAATATAATACCATTTGATGATATATTAAATACTTTTTCTGAAAATTATATGTTTACTACATTAGAAAATAAATCATTCAGTGGTGGACAAGAAAAACGAATATATTTAGCAAAATGGTTATATTATTTAGCAATTCATATAGAAAAATACGATATTCTTATATTAGATGAACCAGATAAAAGTTTAGATGCAAATATTACAAATATTTTATTAACTAATATAATAGAAGATCCAATATTTTCGGATTTATCAATTATTGTAGTTAGCCATAATATTGAAAATACTAAAATATTCAATAAAAAATATACTATGCAAAAAAATAATAATAAATTATCATTAATTAATTCATAATTAACTCATAATTAACTCATAATTAAGTTATAATTAACTTATAATTAACTTATAATTAATTCATAAATAATAAACCACCTTGACCGCTCGATATTTTTAAGATATTATAATTAAGACCATAGATTTTTACACGACCATTTGTTGCTCCACCATTAGAATTTACATTATTAAAAGTTAATTCTAAAAACGAGTTATTATTTTGAATTCTTGAATAATTACATGATCCAGATGGTTGATATTGTCCGGGATAAAGAGAAAATGAGTATGTATATATATATTTACGAGGATAATAACTTTGAGTTTCGTATGGAACAACATTTCTATAATATGAGGCATCGAGATCAATTATTCTATCTTGTCCATTCATTGTAATTTTAGCTGTATTAAAAGTATCTCCGTATAAACTATCAGATGATGTATATGATAACCAATTATTTCCAGTTTTCATGTTTTGACTATTATTTATATCATTTACAATAACCCAATAAAAACTTTTAATTGGATGACTAAAATCCAATGGTATTTTTTTTATTTTTGTTGTAGATAAAATATTTACTTCACTAAGTGCTTGTGTTTGTTCTATTAAATATTCATGGGTATTACTAGCAAAATACTTCTGTTCTCTTTTATCTAAATGAATATAATTTGCCATTATATATGATGTAATTGTTTGATTATTTGGTGAATATGTGCTAATATCGGATTTTACGATTTCATTAAGATATCTAAATTCAACTAATACTTTTACTTCATGATATTGAAGAGCAATTAATGGCAAAGCATTTCCATTATTTTTTGTAAACCAAAATTGTAATGGAATATAAAGTTTTTGAGCATAGTTATTTTCTTGTAATGTTACATCTGTATTAAATTTACCAGAAATTGTATCTGATCGCTGATCAAACATTTCATTATATATATCTAACCAATTAGAATCTAATGTATCAATTGTTTGACCACCAATTTGAAGAGTTACTGATTTAATAATAGATAATCCTACACCGTTAACATAACCGGCCCAGTTTTCATTATTATTAGAACTTACTAATTGTGGTAATTCAATATATAAATATAAATCAGTTAATAAATCACCAACACGAGAAATAACACAAGTATGAGTTGATCCTAATTGAATTGCATTTTCGAATTGTAATTTTTGTGTATCCTTTGCAAAATTGCTGTGACTCTTAAATACACTTTTAAAATAGGTCATTTGAGGATTGCCCGTTAAATATTTATCTTGTGGGCCAATAAAATTTAATTGTAATAAACCGGCTGTCATACTTATATATTATAATTTATTATAACATAATTTAACTTAAATTAAAATAATATAATTTAAAAAATATAAGTTAAATTATATTATGGATGAAAATATAGGAGATTATAGATATTCAAACATAGAAGTAAGTAATAAAACTAAAATAGGTAATCTAAATTTTACAAAATTCGGAAATATTGTATATGTAAATAATGTATTAAGTACGGATTTAAGAAATAATTTAATATTAGATAAAACAAATACTACTTATGTATTACAAAATATTTCTACATTTATATATAAAAAAACTATATCTGAAATAAAAAAAGAACATAAGGATATATTTGTTTCACATAATCATAATTTAAAAAAAGGCGATATTATTAAATTATATAATATTCGTAGAAAATCACCCGAGTCAAATGTTGAATATATAAATCTATTAAATAATACTTTACAACATACAGATATTACATATAAGATATTAACAACAACTCGTGATACTTTTACTTTAACAACATTTGGAAATTCTACAAATTTATTAAATAATATTATAGATATTATTAAAACAAGTTCTCCTAATATTAATGATGGATATTTTGAATTAATTACAAGTAAACCATTAGAACAAAATAATATTGTAAATGTTAATATATCAACTAGTGTTGACACTATTGGTTCTAATTATAATCTTATTATAAATGATAATATATCAAGATTGGTAATTAATACATTAAATGATGATAAATTTGTTGGATATATAAATATAGGTAATAATGATATGATTTCAAATGATTTTATTGAAGTATGTGAAAATAAAACTACATTAACCATTTCAGATATAGATCTTAGATATTCATCTTTTGAAATTACTAATATTGAACCAAATATATGGTATATTCACGGTAAAATATATAGTAATAAAGTTAGTTATAAGATTACATATGATCCACTAATAGAAGATTATAAGATTAATAATAATAACTTAGCATTACAGTCATTTTATAAGAAATTTGTTTATGAATTTGATATTAGTGATCCTAGTCTTGAAAATTATTTATTTGTTATTGTAGATGATAGTAATAATAATTATTATAAAAACATTATAAAAATGGGGGAAATGGGACACCCTAATTCATTTATCAGAATCTATATTGATAATGATGAAGTTGTTGATAAAGAATACACTTTAAAATATAAAAAAAATATAAGTAATAATTATTTTGATTTTACACCATTATATATAATCAAAAATACACCTATACATTTTTCTTAATTATATAATATCAAAATAAACTATTTAGAAATATTATATTATATATAATTGTGATGGTAATTAGGAGGTAAATGCGTTTAATTTAAGATTTAAATTTATATTAAAATAATATTACTCCCTGTAGCTCAATTGGTAGAGCGTTCGACTGTAGAGGTATAAATCGTAGTAATCGAACGGTCGCTGGTTCGATTCCGGCCGGGGAGAATCATTTTGGGGTTTTCATTTCACACCCAAGTAAAATCAAAGAAATGGATAATTATATAAACAAAAAAGAAAAACAAAACAAAATGAGGTTATAGTTTCTGACTCATTTAAAAATTGAGAAACTCGTAAATTTGTTTGTGTATTTTATT